TGCGGCTTGGACGCCGCCTTATACGCCTTCTTGTACGCCTTCACAACATCAGTGTTGTGCGCAATCATCTCAGGCAGGGCGATGTAGGAGAACATGCCGGATTCGGCGGCGTCATCAACGATGACCTTGCCGTATCCGTTGGCGCGCATCCAGTCAGTCAGCTCACGAGACTGCTCGTGGTTGTAGACATTGGAACCGCTGTTGTCCCTCCAAGGCTTCCAGCCGCCAGTCTTGCCCTCAAGGGCCTCCCGCAGAGAGGCCGGGATTTCTGGCTCAAGCTTCGCGTACCCGTTGAGGTCGCGGGGTTCGGGGCCCTTGCCCCGCCGCAGGTGGTAGCTGCCGTTCTTGTCCTGCACGTATGCACGATGCCGAAGGTCGAGCGTCTTACCGTAGACCTTCGCCGTAATAACGCGAGGATCGCGGTTCGGCGGAATGAACTCCCACGCCTCGGGCGAGGTGAGCACGTCCTGATCCGTGATTGCGGCAAGGTCGCCCTGTGACGCAAGGATCTTCTTGTCGCCGCCGTCGAGCGGATCAACCCGGACACGCCAACCCTTGTCGAGCTGGTCAGTGACCATCTCGCGCATTGCCTGCGCCTCAAGCTGACGCGCCTCCGCGTACAACTCCTTAGGCACCGGGTTGGCATCTTCGATGCGGGCATAGACCGTGGCGAGCTTATCCGCCGTCTCCTGGCTAACGCCGTCGCCGGCATACGCGTTGCGGGACGCCTTCTGAAAGAAGGTTTCGGGCAGTTCCAGCGCGGCCTTGCCACTGCCGCTCCATGCGAAACCGCGAGCAACCTTCTCCTGATCGGTCATGTAAACCCGGTCGCCGGCACCACGGCCGGTGTTGCCGACATTGCGGTCACCGGAGAACGTGTCGAACTTCGCGGACGTGCCGTGCATCAGTTCTTCGCCGGTCTGCGCGAACTCTTCCGGCGTCAGCATTCCCTCGGGCGGACCATCGGGAATCTTGCCGTCAGGGAAGAAGTGACTCATCGTCGCCCGCGTATCCTCGGGCAGAGCCTTGTAATACTCGGGGTTCTTCTTCGCCTGCTGCCACAGCAGCCACGACAGCGTTGCATTGGCGGGAGAGTTGGGCATGAACCGCTGACCATAGTTGTTGATCAACGCCTGCAAGCCCAGGCCAGAATCGGCGTCCACGTCATCGAGCTTGTAGCCCTGGAACTTCCAGCGTTCCAGCGGAACGCCGGCCGCGTGCGCGTCCTGCGCGAACTGGTGCCCTAGACCGTCCTCGGCATTGTCGATGAGCCGGCCACCAAGAACCTCAAGAACCTCGTCGGAAAGCGTGCGCTCCTCAAGCCGCTTCGCAATCGCAATCTCTTCCTCCGTCACCGGATTGCCGAGAGTGCGCAGCTTGCCGATGCTGAGTGCGTGCGCCGCATCGGCCAGAGTCTTAACCTTGGGCCGTAGATCGCGGGGCACCATGCTCAGCAGAACACGGTGCCGGGGCAGGTCCGGGTTGAGGTCGGCACGAATGCCGCCGCGCTGCATAATCTCGCGGCCGCGATTCAGGTCGCCGCCATGCCCGGTCCCGTAGATCAACAGACCTTCATCGCCAGCATTGCGGATCATGTTGGCCGGCGTCAGAATCCAGCCGAGCTTGACAAAGTTCATCAGCCGATCAGCGGCCGGTGACGAGAACAGGTAATAGCGCAGCGCCGTCGTCCCGAGACGCGGAATCCTGCGGCCCTTGCCCATAGCGAGCTGACGCATCGACGCCGCGTCCAGACCGAACTTAGTCATGTTCGGGTCGTACCCCATGACCGCCGCCTTCGCGGCTGCCTGCCGAAGCTCAGTGAACGACGGGATCGAAACCGAATCCTCAATCTGCGACTCGTACAGGCCGGCGCGAATATCGCCCCGGTACGTCTCGCCAATCTTGTCGGAGTCACCGAAGCCGTAACGGCGCTTGCCCAGCTTGTCCAAGTCGTTGATGTACTTGTCGGTCAGTTCCTTGCCGACACCGGAAATGGTCAGCCCGGACGCCTCAAGCGTCTGCACCAGTAGCGCCTTAGCCAGCGTGCGCCGGCCAGCGGGGGAAGCCGCCTCCCACATCGACGCGTAACGGGTAGCTTCCCACTTGGGCAGGAAGATACGGGCGAACTGCTCAACGACCCGAGAGTCCGTCGCAGAATTAAGCCGCAGCTCCCGGCCTTGCGGCAGGAACGTGGACAGCCGGCGCGCAGTCGCATCCGCCTTGTAGCGCAGCTTCTTCGCAGACAGCTCCGCCGCGTCAGCTTGGTCGAACAGTTCCTCACCGCGCAGGCGGGCAGCCTCTTCCAGCTTGGCCGAAGCCTCATCGGCCACAATGCCATTGAGCTTCGCGGCCGAGAAGTTGAGAACCGTCTGGCCCTCGTCGTACGCCCTGTCGATTCCGTCACGGGTACGCTTCTCGGCGCGGAGAGCGCGGCGCTCCGCCGCAACCCCCACCTTGCCCGGCAGGAGCGGACGCGCCTGCGCGGCCATGCCGTTAGCCAACCGCTGAAAAGCAAAATTGTTGACCGCGTACTCAGCGAAGCCGCGAACGTCCGTGATCGGGGCAGTCTGAATGCCCAGGTGCTCAATGCCGTTAACGTCGAGATAGCGGATGCCCTGCTTGGTCGCCGCCTCACGCTCAGCCGGTGTAATGGCCGGGCGGATGCCGCCCACCTCAGACCACAGCGGCATAAGGTCACGGTGCCGTTCGTTCGCCCCAGCCTTAATCACTGCGGCGGCATCCTCGTCGCCGCTGGCAAGCGCCTCGTCCCACGCCTTGCGGGCGTCGAGGAACGACTGCACGCCGGCACGGCGGACGTTGTTCGACAGGTACTTAGCGGCCGGCGCAACGCCGGCCGCGTCCGTCTCGCCCAACAGGTGGTAGATGCGGGTGTCGGTGAGCCCGTCGAGCCCCCACTTGGAAAGCTGGTACGCCTCGTGTGCCTTACCGCCGATAATGGTCGGGTCCATGAACAGTGTCCACAGGGAGTCGGCCGAGCCCGAAAGGGCGGTGAAGCCCCAATCGTTCTGCCACGTCTTAGGCAGAACCATGCGGCCAAGGTCGCGGCCGGGAGACACGTGGCTACGGTCAACTGCCTCGTACACCTCGCGGAACTGCGGGTCTTCCAGGCGGTTGATCTTCTGCGTGGCCTCTTCCAGCGTGATCTTCCCGGCCGCGTAGTCGTTCTCCACGCCCACCCGAGCGGCGTACAGGGAGTCATCGAACTCGGAGCCGTTGCGGAACACGTTGAGCGCGAGGTCAACGTCCTTGCTGCCGAACCTGTCGCGCACGGCCGACAGGTCGCGGAAGGTGCTTTCGCCCTGGTTCCAGTTAAACGCAATGTTGTCCCACACATCGTGCGGGTCGTAGCCCTGCGCCTGCATGGCGGCGTGCTTCTCCGCCACGTCGGCGTTCGTGCCCTGCTGCAAAGGGTTCTCGCCCTTGAGGGCCATGACCGCGCCAGCAATAGGGCTCAGGCCAACGGGGGATTCCGAGCGGTACAGGAAGCCGGCGAACTTGGCGACCTGCTCAAGTCCCTTGCCGAGCGCGGCGCTACCCGGCGAGGTGAGCGCGGACCGCACTGCCTCGTCGTGCATGTTGGGGTCAGTCAGGTCAATACCGTAAATGTTCTTAGTGACCCACTGCTGCACGTCCTGCCACCACGGCAGGTCTTTATCGGCCGACGCGTGCGCGTGGTAATTGGCGGTCTTGACCGCCTCGTGTCCCGCGCCCACCGCGTTAAGCAGGTCCGTCTTCTGCCCGGAAGCGGATTCGATTGCGCCCGACTGCTGAGCGAGACGGGTGGTCTTCTGCGCGTCCAGAGCCCGGACCATCGCGCCGATACGGGCCAAGTCCTCCATGCTGGCATCGGACGACGCGAGCTTATCTGCAAGGCCAGGCCGGTACTGTGTCCCGAAATCCTCGTTCCACACGGCGCGAAGCCGCTCAAGGTAACGGTCCTGCGGGTCAACCGGCTCAGTCACTTACAGTCCTCTCTGAATCGCCACCGAAAGAAGGGAGGCGAGGGTGCCCGACGTGTCCGAAGCGGACGCACGCTGTAGGGCCTGAACAAGCTTTGAGGCGACAGGCGCGGCATAGGGGCGCTGCGCAAGAATCTCGCTGCCCGGACCAGCCCCCTTGTCGGCACCTGCGGTCACCGGCTGATTCGGCCGGCTAGACGGGGCAGTGAAAGGGATAGCCTCGGGCGGGGGAGTGGTGTTGGTCTGCGCCATAGGCGCTCCCTGCTGCTGCGCCACAAGCGCCTGGCCGTCGCCGTAGGGCAGGCCGGTCACCGGGCGGATCGGCTGCTTATCGGTCCGCTGAGAATAGGGGCCAGGCCCGGACACGGGCATACTCATTCGCCGCTCACCATCCGCTCAATCTCCAAGCCAGCCTCACGCTCAAACTCCTTGACCGCCACGCGGTAGTTCGCGTGCCGGGCAACAAGCTCCGTGGCGTCCTGCCAGAAACGGCCACCCACCCGGAACAGGTTGGTAACTAGATCGAGGACGAGGACGACGGCATCAATGCCCTGCATCGGGGTCGCTGGCAGCGGCTCAAAAGTGTCGTCGTCCTCGTCCATCGAAGTCTCCTTAGATTGGCAGGCGTCGCGTAACGCTGCCGTCCAAAACGGGTCGGCCACCGCGCAAGCCGGCGACCAAAGTAGAAATGTCGGGCATGCCACCGGGGGACATACCTGCCTGCCCCGGTGCGACACCAGTCGGCAGGCCATTCGCGTTCACGCCCTGAGGTAGCTCACCACCGGGACCGCCGCCCTCACCGGGACCAGTCTCGGCATCGGGCGCAGTCTCGCCCTGCTCCTCATTCACGGTCGGCTTAGTGAACGCCTTTTCCATCGCAATCTCAACGGGCACGCCGTTACGCCGCGCCTTGATGAACTCCGACGATGCGCGGAGCACCGGCATGGGATCGACGCCGGCACTCGCCATAGGGCCGAGCGACTGCAACAGGGCAAAGAGCCCCTGCATTGCCGCATCCTCAGTCTCATTAACATCAATGCGGCGCTGCTCGTCGTCCACATCAACGTCGAAAGGTAGCTGACGGCGGAAGGTGTCACGACTAATCAGCTTGTCGCCACGGAGCTGCAACAGCATCACAATCGCCTGGTTAGGCGAAAGGCCGGCTGCGTATCCGTAGCTCACATCGCACGAGAAGTTGTCCGAAATATCGGTGGCCGGCGTGTACGTCAGGTCGAACGGTTCGCCCGCACTGTTTCCCATGATGCGCTTGCGCGTATTCGGCCACAGGGCCACATCAATCTCAAAGGCCAGCGAGGTCAACCGCGAAATGGCCTGGCCGATGACGACCTGCGCCTCCGCGATCTGCACGTCATAGCCAGACATGAGAGCCTGCACGCCGCGTCCCGTGATGACGGAAGCCTGCGGGGTGCCGTTGCGCACCTCGGGGAAACGCGAGCCGATACGCACATCATTGTCGAGCTGATCTGCCACGGCGAAAGCGGACGACGGCAACTCAAGGCTGACCTTGCGGACCGCACTCGGGTTGTCCGTCTGAATAACCGCGTCCGGTCCGACGTTAAACTCAACAGCGTCATTGGGCAGAACAATGGGCGAGTTGACCGCTTTGTTCGCCGCGTCGAGCTGCATGAGCGCCAGGCGGGCGCGGGCAAGCCACGTCCACAACACCTGATCGAATTGCCCGTGCGCCTCGTTGCCGTCGATACCCGGCCGCTGCGCCACCACCACAGGGGGACGCTTGAGCCCGTGCTTGTACGAGGACAGGGTTACGCCGTCCACGATGGACAGTCGCCACTCCGACTCGTCGCACGACCGGGCCACCTCGAGCATTGCCTCGGGATCAGGCTTGCCGTACGAGGTCTTTGGGATGATCATGTGCGCCAACTCGGGGAACCGTTCGGCTACCCGCCACGCCGGCTCTTGCCACGTCTTCACGTAGAAGGTCACGTTACCGAAACGGTCGCGTTCGTAGTACGCGCCGATGCTATCCTCAATGCGGATCATCGGCTGCTGCTTGTCGAAGTCCGGTTCGACGTAGCCAACCATAAAGCCATAAGACAAGTAGTGATCGGCCCCGATCAGCATGGCCGATGCCAGGCTGCTGATCCGCCAATAGTTGGCACCGATCTTGTTTTTCTTCTCGGCTGCCCGCTTGTCCTTATCGGTCCGCATGGCGCGAGACGCGCAGTTCAGCGACGGAAGCGGAGCCAGAGTGCCCGCGAAATCCCGAGCGATTGTGTCAACGGTATTGGCGATCAACGGCTTAGGCCAGTCCTCGGAGAACAGGCCCGGTGCCATTAGGTGAACCTCGCCCTTGCGGACCATCGTCACTTCACGCATACGCCGGTCACGAGCGGACGAAGCGTGCTTAAGCCGCTTGATCCTCTGACTGCAACTTTCCGCCACTGCGGACTCCATTCGTAAGTGTTATCCGCTTAGGCGTGCGGCCACAGCCTCTTCTCGGAGAGCTGCCAAGTTGACTGACTGCCGGCGTGCCTTCTCGCGGCGCGGCAGGAAGGGATTGTCCGAATGTTTCGGCGCGGACCTGCCGTTATCCAGCAGGCGCTTAAAGGCAATCTCGCAGAACCAAAGGGCCATTACGAGGTCGCTGAGCACGGTGCGCTTATTACCGGACGGAGCCCAGGTGATGAGCTGTTCCACCAGCTCGTCAACAAACGTGGAGAACTGACGGTTCGGCAGGTCAATCAGACCGCCGCCCTTACGCCTTCTCCACGGGTCACCCTCAACGGGGTCAACGCACGACAAGAAGAGAGGGGCCATTGACATGACACCGAAGTCCTCATCGTATTTGTTGCTGCCCGTCCAGTGCTCACGGAGAATGCACCCGAGCCCGAACAGCTCACGCTTGAGAGTTTCGTCCTGGGTCAGATAACGCTGAAAGGCGTTTCGTTCGATGACCCATTCCTTGATGTTGTATCGCCGGGTGAACTCAACGATCTTCTCGCGCATCATCAGCGGCGGGCAGTTGGCCTTGTTAAAGCCGTCCAGCACGATCCGCTGCCCGGTCGCCCTATCAAGAGCTGCGACGATCATCGCCGTCTTGCCGGTGGTGGCCGGGTCAAGCCCGCCCACAATGTAAAGGTTCTGAGGCTTCGACGCGGCGTCCATGCCCTGCACACCCGACGTGAGGCTTCCGGCCGCTCTAGCCCTATTCACTGCGGCCTCAACCGCGCCAGCGGGGAACGTGGCCTCCTCGGACACGTCCTGCTGCATGTAGACGAGCGCCCACCGCGCGGCCGAGCCGAGCGTGGCCTTCCGTCGAGCGAGCGCCGGCCCCGGCCAGCGTTCCGGCCACAGGCACTCCCAGCCCTCGGGAGTCTCCGCACTGCCGTCCAGCACGGCCGGCTGCGCCAGATACGTATACAGCGGGGTAGTGCCGTCGTAATCCAGCATCTCCCGCAACTTGCGGTACAAATCCTGTGCCGCAATACGGGTGCCCAGGATCATCACCAGCCCGTCATCCGGTAGCCGGGTCAGAACCTCAGTGGAAAGCCATTGCAGTTGTTCCTCAAAGCGGTGCGCGTTCGACGTGTCAATGCAGTCGTCCAGCACAACCCAATCGAGACGAGCGCCATACACCGCAGCGCCCATGCCCAACGCCTGCACCGTCGGGTCTTTCTCACCCGAGTTACGGCCACCCACATAGATAGCGGATTGCGTCCACGACTCACCCTCAAACCCGCCCTCCGGGGCGAAAGCCTGCTGTAGCGAGCTGTACCGGGGATTCGTCAAACGGTTCTTGATAGCGCCAAGGAACTGACGGGCCAAATTACCCGTCTTAGAAATGATCGCACCCCGCGTATTCGGATCACGAATGATCTGGTACGTGGGAAAGTTGACACTAAAAGTCGTTGACTTCGCGTGATCCGGCGGGTAATTGATCAGCAAATAGTTCTGCCTGCCCCGGTGGTACTTCATGGCCGGGTGAAGATTGCGCGGTTCGCGCCCTTCCATCATATCCAGCGTGCGCAGATGATGCTCCGGCACAGCATGGTCAAGATAAACCTCGGAAAACTCAGTGAACTCCGGCACCTGAGTAGCGCCCTCATCGCCGCGCCGGCGAGCCGCATTAGCAATATCGCGGAGCTGATCCACCGCCAGACGAAACTGGTCGTCATTACGACGCCAATCAATGTACGTACTGGCCTGCCTATCCACGGTCGCCATAGCGTCCCGCACCGTGAGGCCGTCCCGTAGGCCCTTAAGCACCTTCTCCTTAGCCAGCGGCACAGAAAGCTTCCCGGCCTTACCGGAGTTGGAACCGCGAGCACGGTTGATGACGCGTTCAGCCATGAGTTTTCCACATTTCCACAGGTGCGATGAACGTACCCGGCTAACGTAATAACGGAGAAAGTCTCAACGTCATCTAACTGAAAGCCGAAGAACTGTTTTACGGTCCCCTCCGGGGACCGTTCTAAAAAGGAACCGCGCGAGGCGAGCGCCGTCGAGCACGGTCGGCAGAGCTGTGGAGTTTTCAGACACGCCTCAGGCCCGGTTGCGCGAACGCACACGGGTGTGGACAATGGGTTCCAGTCGTTGGCCCGACGCCTGGAACCCCGGCACTTCCTGTGGATTCACTCCATAGGCAGTCCGGGGTTCTTCGCGTCCGGGGCGCAGAAGCGGTGCCAGCCGGTCCAGTCGTACGAACCGCCACGCGGCCAACCGCACGTCGAGCAGTGAAGCGGGGGAGGCGTCGCCGGCAGCGGAGCCCTGCGGCTCTTGCGCTTCCTGTTCATCCTCAACCCCTCGGCGTGTCCTTCGCGCCTGAGAGGGAGAAGCCCCTGTACTGTGGGGCAACCCCACCGGGCGTTGGTGGGTGCAGTACACGAGGGTCAGGGGCGTCGGAACCCCTGGCCCTCACTGCGTTCCGGGGAACCCTCGCACGGCAATACACCGCATCGGGGGACGTGGGCTGACACGGCGTGTCGCCGTCCCTACAGTGCGGCCATGACCAGCCGGAAGCCGCCGCCGAAGCCGCGACCCGTCGTCGCCCGAGCCCGCGCCCAACGCGCAGTGGAAACCCTCACCGCCGCCGACGACGCGGCCGGCGTCATCACCGCCGCGAGCGTCATCGCCCAGCTCCCCAAGTGGATGCGCCCATACTTCCGGGCGTGGGAGTAGACCCCTGGCCCTGGTGGCTCAGAGTCGCAGTCCTCGCCAGCATCGCCCTCATGGTCGGCGTACTCATCGCCCTCACCCTCTGGCTATAGCCGGCACAGCAGAAAGCCCCCGCCCAGGAACAAGGGGCGGGGGCTCTCCGTCGTTCGCAGACTCTATCCCCAGAACTGCGAACAGCCACACAGCAAACACGCACACGAGCCCCCATATCTGATGAGGGAAACGCGGCCACCGGGCGACAGGGAGAGACTTCCTCTCAAGTTGGAACCCGGCAGCGCAACCAGACTAAGGGCACCCCAGCGCCGGCCACAAGCCCACACCACACGCGCCACACGCGTAACCTCTGGCCTCAGCTAGCGGTAATTGAGCGCGTCTCGTGTCAATAGACCCCTGGCCCACGTAATTCCCTAAGGCGCTAAAGCGCCCCTGTAAGAGAGGCCCCAGCCTCTCCCAATATCGACGCCCCCTAAAGGGCGTCGTAAAACAAGTAAGTAAGAGGCGCTCTCAAAGCGCCTCATTACAAGGAGCGGAGCGTTCGGTCGCTTCGCTCCCTCACTTATATAAAAGCCTGCTATCAGACGCAACCTCTGACAGCCAACCCCACAAAAAGCGCCAAACGTTACACAACCGTTACCAAGCCATGCATGACTATGCACGCCCAGCCGGCCAACCCCCACCCCACAACCCCCACAAATCCACACTGGGTTAGTACACATTTATACGCGCACGGGGATCAACAACCCCGGGTGCGGCGTAGGGGCCTAACGGCCCAACGCCACCGACATAAGGGCACCCTAACGAGGTGCTGAGCTGCGGCGATGGTGATTCCCGACGGAATCCACGGGCAGGGCGACACCCATACCCTGCACAACTGAGTTGCGCACAACTATATGGCCCGGGCCATCGTGCATGGCACGCTAGCTCCTCCGTTGTATGACGAATGTATGACGAATACGAGGATGTATGGTTATGCATGGTGTTGCATGGTTAAACGTTATGATGGCTTTGTAACGGTTTGGTAACATCGGCGGTTGGTTCGGCACATCCGCCATTCGTCGGTTAGCTTGTCTCCATGACTTCTTTCATTGTGACTGCGACGGCGACTCCGGTTGCCTTGGATCGGCTGTTCTCCGGTCGGTCGGACACGTATGACGGGCTGATCGCCCGTTACGGCCGTTACATGCCGGAGGCGAAGGCGGCGAACGTTGCGAAAGCACACGGTGCCACGCTCGCAGAGCTGAACTCGGAGCTGTGGTGGTCGGGTTGGACTCCGGCCGGTGTCGGCACGACGGTTCATGTTGGGTCGTTGTTGGCGGCACTCGGTTACTGAGGGGCGCGTCTCTCGCAGAGTGCGGAGTCTCTGCGAGGGGCGGACCGTTCAGGTTCCGTATCGAATCGATTGGGGAGTGATCATGGTTGGTGGCAGTGACCTTTACGTGTACGCGGTTCCGGGCCGGGAGGATGGTCTGCGGTTCGCGTTCCACACGTACGGCAACCCTCAGGTGATCGTGGCGATGTTCGCGGGTGCGGGTAATGCGCAGCGGTTCGCGGATGTGTTGCGCGCCGATGGTCTGGCCGTTCACGTGATGCCCTCAGCTCAGGGTACGATCCTGTGATGTACGCGGGCGATGAATGGGTCAGCGACGGAGAGTCCACGGACGATTTCCGCACCTATGGCGCTGCGGCGGTGACGGTGCCGGATACGTACGGCGCGCCGTTCATCGGGCAGTGTGACGGTTGCCCGGGGGAGGGGCCGACGACGGTGCGGCGGGTGTCGGGTGATTGGGGCACCTCGGTTGTGTGTGATTGGCACGCGTACGGGGAGTGAGGGGCGACGGTGCGGCATCGGTGGCCCGGTGCCTATCCGTGACCGTTCACAACCGAACGGCGGAAGTGGAAAGGGGTGGTGAGCTGACATGGCGGATATGTCGGGTGCCGAGTGGTCGCGGCCGGCTGAGGTGGTGAACGGCGTTAGCACGGTTTCTGTGATCGTCCGTTATCCGGACGGCCGGCAGATTCCTGTGGCCCTGCCGGCAGGGATGACGGCACGCGAGTATGCCGGCGCGATTGAGCGGCAGCTAGGTTACGTGATAGTAGGCGTCCGTATTCGCTGAGCTGATTCCGTCCGCACTAGATATGGCGTGGCTAGTGTGGCGCGGTGTCTACTCAGCCGAGTAGGCGTTACCTGTACCGATGAGGAAATGGGGATTTCCGATGACTGTTTCGACTCGTTCACGTATGACGGCGGAGGATCACGCAATGGCCGCTGAGAATCGGAAGGCTAAGGTTGACGCCGCGTTGGCGTCGCTTGAGTCCGCCGTAGCCGGCCTCGCCACGGATGAGGGGTGGCGACGCATGCTTGAGGTGGCGGCGACGTTCCACAACTACTCGCTCAACAATTCTCTGCTGATCATGGTGGAGTGTGATCGGCGCGGCATTGAGTACGGTCCGGCCGCTGGCTTTCACACGTGGAAGAAGCTTGGCCGGTCGGTGCGTAAGGGCGAGAAGGGCATTCCGATTCTTGCTCCGATCATGGCGAAGCGTGAGGTGATCGACCGGGAGTCGGGCAAGGTGGAGGAACGGCGGGTGCTGGTCGGTTTCCGTGTCGTCTATGTGTGGGTGGCTGCGCAGACGGACGGGGAGGAGCTGCCAGCGTTCGGCCCGGAGTTGTTGACGGGTGACGGTCCGGGCACGTTGCTAGAGGCGCTGGTGGCTATCACTGCCGACATGGGTTTCGCTCTTGAGTGGGGCGATTGCGGCACGGCGAACGGCTTTACGGACTTCGGTAAGCGGCTGGTCCGGGTGCGTGATGATGTGGCCGATGCGCAGAAATGTAAGACGCTGGCTCACGAGTTGGGCCACATTCTGTGTGGGCACGGGGAGAATACTGCCGAATATCACACGGACCGGGAGGCGCGCGGCCGGTGCGAGGTGGAGGCCGAGTCGGTGGCCTATCTGGTGATGCACTGGGCTGGTGCGGATTCGTCCTCTTACACGGTGCCTTATGTGGGTGTGTGGTCTGGTGGCGATGCTAAGAAGATCGCTGCGGCGGCTGACACGGTGCGTAAGGCGGGGCTAGAGCTGATCGGCAAGATTGCCCCGCTGGTCGATGATGAGTGGATCGCCGGCATCGAGCTTGGCACTGACTGACTGATCGGGACACGGGAGGGCACGGGCTCATCACCCCGTGCCTTGCCTGATCCACTCAGTCAATGCGTAAGCATTGGCAGACCACGGCTCCCGCCGTGTGTCAGTCAACGAAAGGGAATGGGGAGTCATGGCACACACTAAGGCGGACGTTGCGCGGATCCTGGTGGCGCTGAACGAGCAAGCGGGACGGTTGGGTATGTCGTGCGCCGGCAGCCTGGCCGTCGAGACGATGGGCGGAACGTACCTGTACCTGACTGATCGGTCCCGCATGGTGAACGGGCGCAACGGTCCGGGGGCACGGGTGCTGGACCTGGCGAAGGGCTGGCACGGTGCGTATGAGCGGCTGTTCACGCTGGCTGAGGATTGGCGCATCATCGAAATCGACTCGATGAATCGGGAGGGCTGAGGAATGGACGATCACCGGCTGACAGTTGAGACGGTGCTAGCTGAGTTGCGCCGGCTGGCTGAGGCGTGGATCACGGACGGTGGGTCGCCGGCTGAGGCGCGGCGCATGGCGTCGATGTTCTTTGTGTTGGACTCGCACCTATCGAACGGCGGCATGCCGCCTGAGGTGTGGCGGGAGGGGCCGGATGAGCCGGACCGTGAACCTTCGCCGGCAGATGAGGAGGGGTGGGATGCGCGGGAGGATTTCCTGCGGGGCGGTCACGACTGAGGGGTGAGTCTCACGCTCAGACGGTCTATCGTCTGAGCGTGGGGCTGACCGTTCAGCCGGAACGGTTGACAGGGAACACACAGGAAATGGGGAACGATGACGGACGTAATAGCTGAGCTGCGGCAGGCAATGTCGGAGTTCGATGGGGCTGGCCGGGTAGCTAAGCCGGCCGCTGCGCGTGAGGTGTTGGCGCTGGTGCGCCGGCTGCTGGCTGAGGTGGACGGCGTGCGCGCTGCGGGTGGGGCGCAGTTCCATGTTGACGTGGAACCTCTCGGCGGTCCGATCCCTGGTGTCAACGGCTCGCACCTGCCCGAGCGCGATGACGACTACACGGCTGCGGCGATGAACCGCACGCTGCCTGAGCTGGCCGAGTTCCATGAGTTCGCCGAGGGTCCGTGGGTTGGGTGCGGGGTGTGTGGCCGTGACCGCAAGAACCTGCGCCACCTTGAGAGGGCCTGAGCCGTGGCCCTGTTCCGTGTCCTCAACTACGGGCGGACACGGTACGTGGTGCATTGGGCCAAGGCTGGCAATGAGGAGCTGGCTAAGCGCCTGCCCGCTGAGGACGTGAACCCTGAGGACTGGTGGCACTGGCGCACCCTATGTGGCAGGGATCTGATCGGCCGCAATGTCGGGGAGGATTACCCGGTGGACTGCACCACCTGTCTCCGATCGGCGGACCGTATTGCGCGTGAGATAGCTCGTCTGTTCTAATCGACTCAACAACCCAAGCGAAATGGAGAACACATCATGGCAAGCAAGGTTCTGACCCTGTACGTGGACGACCTGACCGGCACGGAAATCCCCGAGGGGCAGGGTGGCCCGGTGACGTTCGCTCTGGACGGGCACGAGTACGAGATCGACCTGTCCACGGAGAACGCCGACAAGATGCGGGACGCGCTGAACAAGTACGTCGGTGCTGCGCGCCGGCTGACCCGGCACACCAGCTCGCGCCGTTCCTCGTCGGGCGGTGGCCGGTCGGAGTCCGACCGGGAGCGGGCGCGCACGATCCGCGAGTGGGCGGTGGAGCACGGGCACATGAAGCCCGAGTCTCGTGGCCGCATCCCGCACGCGATCGTGGAGATGTACGAGTCCCGCAACTCGGGGACGCAGACCACGATCCCGTCGCCGGCGAAGGCCACGGACGCTGAGCTGCTGACCAACGCCAACCACCCGGAGAACGTGGCGGCGCGGGTGGAGGCAGCGAAGGAGGCAGCGAAGGGGCAGCGCAATGCCTCCGAGCCGAAGAAGGCGGCTGCTGCCACCAAGGGTGGCGAGAAGGAGAAGGCGGACGCCTGACCTATTACAGTGCGGGTGGTCTAGGTCACTGACACACTGTAATCGTACGATCACGCACCAGAAAGGCCCGGTTCCTCCGACATGGGGGGCCGGGCCTTTCTGCATTTACGGGTATTGCAATGCGATTACCAATACTGTCCGGTCCGTTTGGCAGTTTCATACCACCTGATCGTTAAACCTCACCCGCTAATGTTCTTCCTGTGAGCGAGACGGACTGGATGCGAGACGCAATGTGTGTGGGCGTCGATGATCGGGAAGTATTCTTTCCGAGTACGGCGGGCAGTCCCACTTACAATGTGCCGCGCCTCGTCTGTGGCGAATGCCCGGTCAAGAGTGAATGCCTGGAATATGAGCTGGCTGCCATGCTTGATGATCCCGAGTATCGGTCGCACGGAATGTTCGGAGGCACCACGCCTCCTGAGCGGCGTCGCATCCTCGCCGGCCGGCGTCGGCTGGTGGCAGCATGACCGTGTTAGCAATCATCGGGCTAATCACGGTCGTCATACTGTGTGCTCTCGGCCTGCTCTATATCTTTGAGAGCACACTGTGAAGGACCGGCCGGCTTACCGTTCCTATTCACAACTAGATACTTGGATGACGTGCGGTGAGCAATTTAGATTGCAACGCCGTGTCGGCATTCAGGAGAAGCCAAGTGTTTGGCTTCCCGGTGGTACCGCTTTCCACAACACAACTGAATACATCGACCACGACAACCTATTGGATGGGTCGATTGAGCAGACGTGGTTGCGGGAGTGGAACCGTGCCCTTGATGACCAGCTCAGCAGACTAGACGGCGCAAAGGTTCAGGCTGATTGGCTTGAGCCCGCCAATTGGAGAGCTGCGAACAAGGGTAAAGAAACCCTGGAATGGTGGCGCAAAGCAGGGCTAGGATTCTGTGAGGAATACGCCAAGTGGCGTGACCAATCAGACCTGCAAATCTTTTGGGATGGGGACACCGCCTTGATTGAGGCGGAACTTATGCCAATCCTTAATGATGTGCCGGTGAAAATGTTTGCCGACCGCATCATGGTTGATAAGCACGGGCAGCTCTTGGTCGTTGATCTAAAGACCGGGAGTAAAGCCATTGAGTCGAGCCTGCAATTGGGCGTCTATAAAGTGGGCGTCGAGAAATTGCTGGGCGTGACAATCGAATGGGGCGCTTATTACATGGCCCGCAAGGGGGCGTTGGATAACCCGTTACCCCTGGGTCATTGGACGGAGGACCGCATTGGTTCGATGTTCGCCGCATTCGATAGGCAGGAACGGGCCGGTGAATACCTGCCCAACATCGGTTCGCACTGCAAATATATGTGCTCTTTCCGGGAGCATTGTGTCTACATGGGTGGCACTAAGCATAAGGATGATGAATGACAAGTAACATTCAGGTGTCGGGCAAGGACAGTGCCGGACGTATCTTCGTGATCGGCGGTGACACGTTCGACTCCTTCTGGCAGAACGCCGTCGATATCCTGGGCGACCAGGCACAGCGATTGGTCGAGGACTTTCAGCTCGTCGTGAACCCCGAGGCTGCGCCGGCCGTGGCGAATGCGGCACCGCTGCGCACGGGTACTCCGGTTCCCGCTCAGCCTGCCGGCTTTGCTGGTGGCGGTGGGTTCGCACCGCCCGGTGCGCCGACGTGCGACCACGGGGCGCGTGTCCGCCGCACGGGTACCAGCGGTAAGGGTCCGTGGGTTGGCTGGTTCTGTCCCACTCCGAAGGGCACGCCCGGTCAGTGCTCTCCGAAGTTCGGGGAGTAATCGTGGTGACGGAGTTTCCTGGCCCTCAGCTCAACACCTACACCAATGCCGAGCTTGACCAGCTCGCCGGCAGCATGCTTGCGGTCGGCACGTGGAATGGTGCGCTTGGCCTCATGCTTGACGTGACCTCCGACTGGTCGTCGTTCGACCTGTTTGAGTTCGTCAATCACCTGCCGGTCGAGCCGGCTGCCGACATTCTCGCCACGGTGCTGTTCGCTGCGGAAGAGGTGAAGGTGCGGCTTGAGGTGCTGATCCGGTCCGTGAACGCGGCCATTGATTCGGCTGCCGAGCGGGCGGCCGGGGCACTGGCGCACTAATGCTCACGCTGGGTCAGGCGGTGGCTCAGCAGGGCGTACAGGGGGCAGCTATACCCACCCCGTATTCGTCACTGACGAATCTCGGGTTCTCGCTGCGGCGGGGGCAGGCGTCGATGGTTGCGGCTGCCCCCGGAGTGGGCAAGAGCGCGCTCGCATTGGACATTGCAATGCGCTTGCACATGCGGTCCCTGTACATCAGTGCTGACACCGACAGTTTCACAATGGGAATGCGTGCGGCTGCGAAGATGAGCGGCCACCCGCAAGAACAGGTCGAGCGGGGCATGGCCGATGAGACTATCGCCCCGATGTATCACGAGCTGCTGTCAAAGCTCTGGAACGTGCGGTTCTCCTTCGATGCGCAATGCATGGAAGACGTGCGTGACGAGGTGTTCGCTTACGCAACAGCGCACGGACAGTTCCCGCCATTGTTGGTGGTGGATAACTTGGTGAACGTCACCGATGACGACGACGATTACCGGGCCATGCGTCAGGCAGTGCAGGATATGGACCGATTGGCCCATAACACCGGCGCACACGTAATGATCTTGCATCATGCTAATGGAAAATATGAGGACGGGGACATTCCCATTCCTCTCGGCGGGCTAGAGAACAAGGTCGGGAAGATCCCGGCTCAGGTTCTCACCCTCACCCGCACGCACAATTATATGGGTGTGCACATCGTTAAGAATCGCGCCGGCAAGGCAGACCCGAAGGCCGGGCTCGCTGCCCGGTTGCAGGTTGATCTAGCGACCATGACATTTCGGGATGCTAGTTAAACGGATAGTAACCTCCAATTAAGGGATGCGTTGTGAGCCGGTTTGCAAATATCACCCTCACTCCGGGTGATGTGGATTTCATCGAGGCAATCGTTGACTTCCTTGAGGAACTTCTTGAGCAGGTAGAGGACGAGGACGAATGACCCCCATCACTAAGACCCGGCTTTCCGTCAGTGACGTTATCCGAGGGGCACGGCTGGTGTGGAACACCAAGCGCGGCGACTTCACCCTCTCCGGTGTGCTGGCCGTGGCTCTGACTGCCGCTACTTCCCTGAGCGACAGCGAGGGTGCACTGCCTCTCGGCCTCACCCTTATTGCTGCGGTGCTGGTCAATGTCGGCCGGCTCATCGGCAAGGGAGCGTCCGTCATTCGGGACGGGCGCGATCTGGACGCCTACCTTGAGTCCGTGTTTGCCACTAAGGCGGCGTCGTGGTTCGACCCGACTGGTTGGGATGGACCCGAGGCGGTCACCGTGCAGAATCCCGAGACGGACTGACCGATGTGGATTGTTAAGACAATCCTCGCCGGCATCGGACTCGCTGTATTCATGCTGGGCATTGTGGTTGTCCTGCTGCCCGAGCTGGTGCAGCGGTGGCGGCGGTAGCCCGACCCACCTGTAAGGATTGTGCGGGGCTGGGATTGCCGCTCACGCGGAAGTCACCGTATCCCGGCCCCCGGTGTGCCACGCACCATCGGGAGCGCAAGAAACTTAATAGGAATACTGCGCACGCACGGCGATTGCAGACCGTGTACTCCATCACTGCCGACGAGTACGCGAGAATCCTTGCAGTGCAGGGGCATCGCTGCTTTATCTGCGAGCGGGCGACGGGAACATACAAGCGACTGTCCGTTGACCACGACCACGCCCAAGCTATTCGGGACGGGCACGAGGCCGACAAGGGTTGTCCTAATTGTGTCAGGGGTTTGTTGTGTTCGACCTGCAACAAGATGCTGGGTCACCTGAGGGACGACCCGTTGGCGTGGGAGAGGGGCGCGGATTACCTGCGCCATTGGCCCTCGCAACGGTGACCTGCCCGGAGTGCGAAGGGACCGGCGCTGCCTGGTGGTCGGAGGCGTTCGATGAGTTCGCCGGCCTCTGCCTCAGGTGCCTGGGTGTGGGAGAAATAGAGGTACAGCGTGGCCCGCAAAACCCGGATCACTAAGTTTCCTATCGAACCAATCCTTGACTACCTGGGGCAGATCATTCCCGGTGGCCGGCGCAGCGGCAGAGTGAAAGCCAAGTGCTCATTCCACGATGACAGTGTGGCCTCCGCCGTCATCGACTACCAGAACAACAGGTTCCGTTGCTTCGCTTGCGGGGAGACGGGCGATGCTATTGAGCTGCTGATGCGGCATGAAGGGATCACCTTTGCGGTTGCCGTCGAGCGAGCAGAGGAACTTACTGGACAAGCGCAGTCAGGCGTACGAGGCAAACAGTCGGGCAGCGGTGGACTATTTGATGACACGGGGCTTTACTGAGCCCCTTGCCACTACCGCCGTCGAGAACTTCCGGCTGGGTGTGGTCGATGACCACCCGCAGGATTACCTCATCGGCCGGCTGAGCATCCCGTATCTCACGATGAGCGGAATGCTGGGCATCAAGTATCGGTGCATGCGTAACCATGACTGCAAGAGCACCGGCTGCCCTAAGTATTTGCATGACGACGGCGAGGAACCCCGCTTGTTTAATGCGGGGGCCACCCTCACCAGCGCCCCATTCATATTCGTAACAGAGGGTGAGCTGGACTGCATTGCAGTGCAGACATTCACCGGCTACCCGGCTGTTGCTGTGCCGGGTGCGGATATGTGGGCCAAGCACAAGTATTGGGCGCGCACTCTCTCCCCTTTCCCGCTGGTCATTGTGCCGGCTGACGGGGATAAGGCGGGCAAGGCACTAGCCAAGCTCATCGCTCAGGACGTTCCGCAGGCACGGGTTGTTCACATGCCTACGGATATGGATGCGAACGAAGTTCTTTCCACCGAAGGTGCCGAGGGATTCCTCACACGTTGTGATCTTGATGAATGGATATTCGATGATTCGCAGGTTGATCCCGGGCTACACGCCGAAGCCGATGACCCACGAGGAACGGCTTAACAGTGTGGCCGCATTGCAGGGCTATGCGGTGGACGTGTTCACCACGGCTGCCAACGATCTTGAGGACGCGGCGGAACAGTTTGGGGTGCTGGCTCACGATGCCGACACCACGGCCGGTGAGCTTGCCCGTGTAGCCGGCACCGCCCGCCGCAGTGCGGCCGACGCCAAGCGGAAGGCCACCACCATTAAGGAGCTGTTCGCGTGACTCAGCTCAACCCGGTCATTGCCACCAAGAAGCCGACCACCATTCAGGCGTGGCGGTACACCGACGACACCAGTGCCGAGCTGATCGTGGATTGGATCGAATCGAACGGCGGATTCGCGGCGGTGCACCCGCACGAGCCGGTCATCGTTCTCGGTGACGGTATCGATTCGGTGAAGCGGGGGCAGTGGGTTATCCGCGACCAGTTTAACGACTTCTGGCCGCTGCCCGATGACGTGTACCACGCCGTCTATCTGTCCCCTATCCGCTGATGCTCACGCATTACGGTCTGCCCATCCTGTTCTGGCTGGACGACAAGGTGTGGAAGTTCAGTCAGTACCTTTCCCGTTGGGTTGTGGCACTGGACCCGGGCGAGGACGACTACTGATGACGGTTATCAATCGGAACCTGTACGCGACACAGGACATTGTGCCGAGGCGCGACCTTGAGGCCGGCTACCCGGACCGGATCATCCTAGCCATTCTCGATGAGCGGCTGGACGACCTGTTCCACTCGGCCAGGGATAAGAACGAGACGTTGGATTGGGCGACGCTGACCATCAGCACCCGGTTCGATGCACTGATCGACGGACTGCTCATCTCCTGCCGCGTGAATGCTCAGTGATGTACGAGTACATAGCGCACGTCCGCAGTGAATACGACGGCGACACCATCCGGGCAGACATTGACCTGGGGTTCGGTATCTGGACCGCCAACCAGTCGCTCCGTTTGTACGGCATCGACGCGCCCGAGCTGGGCGCGGCGGGTGGTAAGGAAGCGCGGGACTACCTGCGCAACATGCTGCCCATCGGGCAGACGATCACCATTCGCACACGGAAGGACGCCGACGACAAGTACGGCCGGCTACTCGCAACGCTGTGGGACAACGACCACGGCGACGTGTGGGGCGACAGTGTGAATGACCGACTGCTCAGCGCCGGCTTCGCCGTGCCCTACTTCGGGGGTAAGCGTGGAACGCCCGAGCTGGGATGAGTGGGGACTTGGACTTGCCCGAGCCGTCGCCACCCGAGCCGACTGCACCCGCCGACGAGTGGGCGCAGTGGTTCTTGACACGGGGCATCGGGTGGTTGCAACCGGATATAACGGCGCACCGCCCGGTGAACGGGGCTGCCTTGAGGGTGGCTGCCCTCGTGGCCTCCTGTCTTATCAGGAATGCCAGCCTTATAAGGGATACGAGAACTGCATTAGCAATCACGCCGAAGTGAATGCACTGCTGTACGCCGACCGATCGAAGGTCGAAGGCGGCACCTTGTATGTAACGGACCAGCCTTGCATTAGCTGTTGCAAGGTTATTGCCAATAGCGGTATCGCAATGGTGGTGTCTCCCGACCGGGAGGGTAAGCCACTCCGAATCTCAGCGAGGAAGCTTCCCCTTCTATGAGCAAGAAGAACAACCTTGAGCGCCGGCTTGCCGACTACGAGAAGACGGTAGCCGAGAACAAGAACAGCAAGCTTTCGTTTAAGAAGCCGGGAAGTCAGAAGAAGTGAAGCGGCTATTCGATGAAGAGGAACACGGGCGGATCAGTGCGTTTGTCACGAACCTCAACTTCCTTGTCTCGGCTCACGGCGTCATTCTGGATTCCGAGTCCCCAATCTTTGTTGCGATGGGCGGTGTACAAACTCCGTTCGCGCTCGTCCTGAACGATGACACCGCAGCTTACGAATTGTATGTGGATGTGCCCCTGTGACCCTGACAATTATTCTCCCCGACATTCACCTGCCGTACGAAGACAAGTACGCAATCGAGTCCGTGCTCAACATGGTGCAGGACGTGAAGCCGGACCGTGTTGTGCAGGTCGGTGACCTGCTCGATATGAAGGCACCCGCCCGCTGGTCGAAGGGCACCGCAGCCGAATACTGCAACAGCGTGCAGGAAGAGGCGGAGTCCGGTGTCCGGTTCTGGACGATGCTACGGCAGGCAGCCGGCGACGCCGAGCTGGTGTGGGTCACTGGTAACCATGAGGATCGGCTTAAGGCATACGTCAATAGCTACGCGCCGGCACTGCGGGACATTGTGCCGTCAACCGCCGAGCTGATGAAGCTGGATTCGTTTAATGTCAAGCACCCCAAGACGCAGCCGTGGGCAATCGCACCGGGTGTGTCCTGTATCCACGGAAAAATGCTCGCTCCCCACGCCGGATTCTCTGCCCGCAAGGAACTGCTGCGCCACAATCCTGACCGGGGAATCGTGCAGGGACACACGCACAGACTAGGCGTGATCTATGAGACGACGAATGTCACGCGCTTTGCTCTTGAGTCTGGTTGGCTGGGAGATATTCGTAGAGCTGGTTCTTACCTTGACTTCCCCGGTGTCGCTAACTGGCAGCAGGGCTTTGGCTTTCTTGAGGTCGAAGGTAAGCGCGTCACTCCGGGCGTTGTCCCCGTGTTCCCGAAGGGACGGTTCACCTTTCATGGCCGCAGCTACTAACCCGCTGCTCGATGACGTGTTCCTCGTGGATAAGCAGGCGCGCAGTGTCGCCACCCGCTATCCGCACATTGACCACGAGGACGTGGCGCAGGAGGTGTGGTGCTGGTGGTATGGGGCTGGCGCTGCCGGCGTCGCCAAGTACAAGGAGTTGATGCAGGACCGGGACGAGAAGATCGCAGCCGAGGCCAAGCGGAAGCTGACGCGTGCGATCACGAACGCGGCAGTGAATTACTGTGAGCGTGAGCGCAAGGCGAACCTGGGCTATGATTGGCGGGATGACTACAACTACTCCCGACCCGAAGTCGCCCGCCTGCTCCCTCTTGCGCTCGATCCCGCCACGATTCCCGGTCTGTCCGGTGGCGGGTTGCACGACGGACCTAGCGCAAAAGCCGACCCTGCCTACGGTGGCGGAATGCTTGCTTCGATTGTGGACGTACGAACGGCTTACGGAAAGCTGAGTGCCGACGACCAAGAATACGTGAAGCTGTGCATCGCACTGGACTCCAAGTGGGATGCCGTCGGTATTCACCTGGGCATTCAGGCTAACAGCGCGTACGCGAAGTACATGCGAATCCTTGACCGCATTGTCACCCGGCACCTTGGGCGGGTGACTGATGACGCAGCCTGACCCGGTGAATCATCCGACCCATTACGCCGAAGGCTGGTCGAATGGTGCCGAGGTCATCGACATTACGGAGCACATGAACTTCTGCCGTGGCAACGCCGTCAAGTACCTGGCCCGTGCCGGCGTCAAGAGCAAGACCACCGAGCTTGAGGACTTGCGCAAGGCCGCGTGGTACGTGCAGCGCGAGATTGAGCGGCTAGTCTCCACACCCTAAACATGCAGGTCACACCCCCCGTGGTGACAGCAAGCCCCCATGCCGCTACGGTGTGGGGGTTCTGTCGTCTACGCACACAGGAGCACCGTGCCTCCCGCAGAATCCGATTGGCCCGGAGCTGAGCTACAGCCCGAGTACCGGAACGTGTGCCGGCTACTGGTCCGCGACCAGGGGTGGCGGTACAAGCGAGGCCACAACCACCCGGTTCTAGTTCCGCCCGACCGCGAGGCGTCGCAGGTGGTCGTCCCCTCCACCCCGAGCGAGTACCGAGGCTGGCAGAACTGGCTATCTGACCTGCGCAAACGGGGTGCTGACCTGTCCCCCGCCTCCCCTGTGCGCAAGCAAACTGTCGTACCCTTTTCCCACGCTGAGCCCGTGGTCACGGTCGCGGATGCGTTCAGCACTGGTCAGAGCAAGCGGGAATGGTGGGCGTCCATCGGAGGCGAGGACTGGTGGCGCTACCGATACGGCGATGAGGAAGTGCCGAAGCCTGAGCCGAAGCCCGACCCTCAGTTGGTCACGGTGCAGCGCATGCTTGCGAAGCTCAAGCCGAAACGGCCGGCTATCGACATGGATTGCAAGTCACGCAATCCTGCATTCTCCCTGCGCGATGTGCGTCGAATGGTCCGCGAGGGCTATTCACTGTCGCAGGTTGTGGAGCGCACTGGTTGGGGTGCGTTCTGGATCGCAGACATGGTGGGGCCGGACGGCTACTACCGCGACGAGATGGAAATGGGGACTGGATGAACGACGGACCTGAGGTCAAGGAATGGGACGACGAATGGATGGTGCGGCGGGGTACGCACATCGTTCTCGTCACCCCCGAGTTGGCCGACAAGTGGCTGACCGATCGGAACCCGAACAACCGCAAACTGTCCAAGGCGGCGGTTGACCGTTGGGTTATCGAAATGAAGGCGGGCCGGTGGGATCCCGACGCGTCCGACATTAAGTTTGCCCGCACTGGTGATTTGATCGACGGGCAGCACCGCCTCAAGGCGTGCGTGCAGGCCGGCGTGCCGTTCGCCACCACCATTAAGACCGGCCTGTCGTTGGACACGAAGCGCCGTGTCGATGTGGGTTTGCGCCGCAACACGTCGCACACCTTCCAGATGGAAGGCATTTACGAGGCGAACAATGTGGCTGCCGCTATCAATCTGCGGTTGCGGTATGAGGCTGCCGAGGCACGCGGCCTCAAGCATGATGCGTCGCCGTCTATGCGCCGTGACGTGGTGGCCCTCTCCCCCGACGCTGCCTTGGAATACTTGGGCAAGCACCCGGAACACACTAAGACTGCGCCGGTTGCTGGTCAGATGCACAAGACGGGGCCGGGTATTTCTAAGAGCGTGTGGTTTGCGTTCATGGCTATGGCCGCTGCGCAGGAAGAACGGGATGCGTTCACGTTCGCTAACGAGGTGTTGGGCGGGGAGATGCGGCCGGGTTCCCCGGTCATGGCGTTGTACCGCTATCTCGCTGCGATTGCTGCCCGGCCTAAGACGGGCAAGCTGGTTCAGGAACGCAACGCGTCGGACAAGAGCCTCACTGTCCTGTTGACGGTGTGGAATGCCTGGCGCATGGATGAGACGCTTGACCGTGTGGTGGTGCACGACCACGACCCGTTCATCCCCATCGTCTGATGAGCGACAACGTGGGCCTCACCGGCATGGAGTGGAAGGCGACCGTGAAAGCGCACAAGCTGCCTGGCGAGGGGCGGGGTTATGCATTCTTCCATCAGCCGAAGGCGACCCCCTACGGGGGGGCGTCGGATTGGGCGAAGCTGTGTGTGATCCGCGAGCGAGCGCGGGGACGCCAGGTGATCGAGGTCTACCTAAGCCCCGAGGCGTAGACCCGCACTGGAAAAGAGGCCCGTCCCCCGTGGTGGGGGGCGGGCCTCTCTGCTACCGTGCGCCGTATGAAGGTGTCAGAAGCTATTGCACTGTACCTGAGTGAGCGTGAGCCCGAGGTCAGTGCCCTCACCTACCGCAACATCAAGCAGACGTTGGGCCGGCTAGCAGACCAGTACGGCGGCGTCGAGCTGCCCGAGCTGACCGCCGCCATGCTGCGGCACTGGCGGAACGGACTCAAGGTGTCCCCGTCGTCGGCGGAGAAGTACCTAGACCGGGTGCGTGCCTTCCTCAATTACGCACGGCGGGAAGGGTGGATGGAACGCACGCCCACCGTCAGCCGGCTACACGATCCCGCGCGTCGGCAACTACGCCTTGACTTGGACCAGATTAAGGCGCTGCCCGATCAGGCTAAGAACAAGCGTGACCGTGCCGCTATCGCCGTCGCTATCGAATGGCTGCTGCGCGGTTCGGAGATTGCCTATCTGCGGGTGGGGCACCTGCGAAGGCAGGACGGCTATGCCGATGTGCGGGTGATGAAGACGGAAGGCGAGTTCGCGTGGGATGAAATGCCAATCACGGATGATCTTGAGCTTGAGCTTGCGAACTATCTGCACGCCTATGCGGCGAACATCGGTCGGCCCCTCGCCCCCGAGGATTACCTGTTCCCGTCGCTGACGTACCGCATCACCGAGGGCGGGCGTCAGTTGCTCCTGCACCCGGACAAGCCGATGAGCCACCCGTACCTCATTGTGCACCGTGCCCTTGACGCTCTCGGGGTGGCAGTGGAAATGCGCAGAGGCTTCCACACCATTCGGCGCAGCATGGCACGCCTGCGCTATGACGCACTCGTGGCTGCCGGCGAGGAAGACCCGGTGGGCGTGGTCGCCGCGCTCCTGCACCACCAGTCGCGTCGCACCACGGAGCTGTACTTGGGCGTGCAGGGGGATCGTGACCGGCGTAACAAGATCATGCGTAGCAATGTGTGGGTGTCGCCGTTGGCTACGGCAACTAGTGCCGAAACGGAACGGTTCGGTTTGGCAACGGTCATCCGGTTGCGGCCTTGACCGACCCGTATCCGTCCGATTACGTTGAGTCAGTAGGAAATGAGGAAGTTACATGACCGCAACATCTATCCCGTCCGTCCGCGAATGGGCGCGCACCAACGGCTACACCATTGCGGACAGGGGGCGCATAGCCCCCGAGATTCACAGCGCCTACCGAGCGGCACACCCGGAACTAGTACAGGACCGGCCTAGCAATTCCGCCACCTGCCACAAGTGCAAGCGGGTATGGACGGCGGCACGCGAATGCCACTGCCCTATCTGCCACCGGCAGTTCTCCACCGTCCGCTGGTTCGATGACCACCGGAAAGGAATGGGGCCACGCGACTGCATCGACCCGGCCACCATTCCAACCAGCGCCAAGGACAACACGCCCAAGTACAAGGTCGTTGAGTCCGCATGGGGTGAGCTGATCGTGCTCGCCACCGAACGACCCGAGTCGTTCGACGCCGAACTGTTCTAGGGGGAACAATGCAGCTCACGCAGCACCAGCTCGTCACCGCCGCACACGACCTGCGCAACGCCGCAATGGTCATCAAACACGCCGGCCACTTTCAGGGTTCGCTCGTTGACTACGCCAGCGGATCGGTGTGCGCCGTGGGCGCTATCGAACTCGCCACCTACAAGACACTGGTCACCCGCACCTTCTCCATGAGTCCGAGCGCAGGATTCATGGGCCTGTCGTTGCACCACGACGACCCCGGCCTGTTCCGCTGCGAAGCTGCCATTACCGTCCTCGCAGATATGATCCCCACGGGCCTGTGCTCCTCGTGCGACCCCGAGGCGTCCTGCGAATGCGGGTGCAAGAACACGCGGGAAATGGAACCGTTTGATCTTGTCACCCACTACAACGACCAGCATTGCACCGGAGATAAGGTCGCTATCAACATGATGCGGCTCGCAGCCGACAAGGCCGAGGCCACCGCCGACAGCCGGCGTCAGGCCCTTGAGGATTTCCGCGTGTCCGAACTGGTGGGCGTGTGAACGTCGCGGAGATTCAGGCAGCAACCCGGGGCAAACCCTTTTGGGTTGTGCGGTCCCACCTGAACGGCGGCTACACCGCCATTCCCGCAAGCATCGGGACCGACATTCCCGAGCCGGTCATCACCGACCCCTCCTACCCGTCGCCGTGGGCGGCACTGGAATCCATCGCCCACGCCAACCGGGACAAGGTATTCATGATCCACGCCGAGTGCGAGGGGGCATGGCTGATCGGGGATCTGAACGACATTGCGGAGGGGAAGCACAGGGCGTGAACCCTGCCGTCGAACAAGCGGTAGCCGCAGCAATCCCGCACACCGGGTACTGTCTCACCCGCAGAGGCGGGCTGTGCGACTGCACTGCGAATGCCAGAAGGAACGTTCTGCTCGCCAAGCTCTCCAACCAAGGGGGATACGTTTATGGCAGTCGAGGTCACAGCCAACATCGCGTATGACGACTACCTTGAGGCAGTCATCATCAATCAGGTTAAGTACATGAACTGGCGGTTGGGGCAGACCGCCTTTAACACGCTCGCGCAACTGCGCCCCGACCTGGCCGAGACGATTCGCGGCACCGAGGCTGACCCGTTCTACGCCGACAATCTTCCTGCCGGCTACCAGAGGGTTGCCAACTTCCTCGCTTATGTCCGCGAGGAATGGTGACCAATACCGTTCCCGACCACAAGTACACGCTGCGCCAGTTCCTCATCATGCGCTCACTCAACCGTGGGGCCACCTGGCCCGTCGCTATCGAGGCCGTCAGCTCGTGCCTCATTGCCAACCCGGATTGGGACGGTGAAGAGGAGAACACGTACATGCAATGGGAGGACAAGCGGCTGTGATCACACTTGCCGTCGCCTGCTTTCTGGTGGGCACCCTGCTTACCGTAGTGTTCGGCCCGTCGCTACTGTGCCTCAAGTACCCACACAAGTTCGGGCCGTGGTACCTCGTGTCCATCAAGTACGAACAGCGGACATGTCGGCGCTGCCTCACGGCCCAATATCGGAAGGACTGGTTTTGGCACAAGATCACCAGCGCAGCCGAGCCAAGTACGTCACTCATTGCAATGACTGCGGACGAACGGTTCCCGTTGCAAAGAACTGGGACAACAGGGGCGACGTCGCGTACAACGACTGGCGAGCAATGGTGCATGCCCGCACCCCCGGTGATCGCGGGCGGCAGGCACGTTGTCTTGGATCACGAGTGACCGTGCACCCCAACAACGTGTTCCCCACCGAGCGTGGCCTTGCTGCTACACTGGCCGAGTCCGGTTCCTGACACCACCTCCGCCGGACCTTGCATCGACGGTGGGTATGGTTTCCCCATTTCCTGACCCACCGGAAATGCAAAAAGCGCCCCTCCGGGCCAGGGAGTTTAATCCCAGGTACCCGGAGGGGCGTCTTACTATTTACAGTGCGAAGATACGGCTATGCCACCAAAACCTTAGTAATAAGCGTGCCGTCTATCGGGCACGGGCCCTCAGCAAAGATGCGCCCCGTCTCCGACACGCGGAGGGTGCCGTAGAACGTGCGCTTAGCCTTGCACTTAGAGCAGATGCCCGAGTAGTAGCCGTCCTCATAGACCGGGGTCGTCAAGGTCAATTCCCTTCTCGCGCTTAAGCCAAGCCACACCGAAACCGATGAGCGCGGTGATAGCTGACGCGACCGTGGGCTCAACGTCCACACCGAAGTAAGCCAGCACTGCGATAAGTAGGATTGAGATAGCGCCGGCGATACCACCGGCAGCTACCTTAGGAGTGGGAGTCATAGGCCCTCAATTCCAATGCGCAACAGCTCAGGCGGATAGCCTGGCGGGGGCGGAGGATTCCCTTGCTCGATGTGTGAGCGAAGAGAGTTAATGTAGTCGTCCTTATATCGGGCCTGCAATAGCAGGCCGTCAACCTTCACGGCGATACGCGTCAGCTTCTCCTTGATTTCGTTGCGTTCCTCCTGCAACTGGTCAATGAGTTTGTCGTTAGCCCCGAGGATTGCCGTCTGATAATCCCGCTTGTCCTTGACCCAAACGGTGATCAGGCCAGCTACCGCCGCGATGAGCGCGGCCACCAGAGTTGCAACCCCCGTGATAATCACTGTGGCGGTCACGTGCTCGTACGGAACACGAGGTTTGCGTAGCCTCCGAGTCCGTAAGCCTTGCCGGCTGTCGGATTCGACATTTGCGTAAACTCGATCCGCTCGACAGTGCAACGAGTGGCGTCCACACCAAGCACCGGGCATTGGACCGTTACTTCGTCACCGGATGATTCGATAGCCTCAAGGGCCGTCATTAGTTGCTTGGCGCGGCCCGGATACCCAATGTCCCGCTGATGCCTATTCTTTTCCCGGTCGAACAATGCGACCGGCAGGGCGAACAGGCGCGTGCGCGGCTGAGCCGGCAACGCCATAACCTGATAAGAGGTGAGCTTGCCCGTGCCGGTCAGGGTGAACGTGAGTTGCACCCATTCCACCGGGCCGTTGATGAGCCCGAACCGCTGAGAGTCAGCGGCGGTGGACGCGGCGAACGCTGCCCGCGTCTCCCCCGAGCTGGTTACCGCTGTGACGGAAACCGTGCCCGTGCCCTCCGTGCGGACCCGGCCGTACTTGATGTTCTTGGGTTCGACGGTGCCGAACCGCAGCCGGCCCGTGCGCAGCCACGAGTCCCGAGCGCCGTACGTGGTGGCCTCGCGCACCACCCCGTAGCCCTGCACTGCAAAGGCTAGGCGTCCATCGGAGTCCACGGTGAGGGTGTTGACCTGGCCGGTGACCAGCGGGGACGGAGAACGCAAATCAGGTGCCCACGCGTAGACCGGGCCTTCCGCCGTGGCCGTTCCCAGGTCGAGGCGCAACAGCGAAGTCTCACCCTCAACTTGAGCCCCCGCGTACAGGAAGTTCCCGCGCCCAGTAATTGCAGTGACAGCACCCACGTTGGTCAGCGTGTTCACCGACAACGGACCCAGGTCGAACGTGCCGTAGAACGCGGCGAACTGACCAACCCTCAAGCCGGCTGACGTGCCGATCGCAAGCTTCGACCCGACGTAGAGATACAGGCAGTTCACTATCTCGCCCACCGGAAGCTGACAAAACATCTGGCCCGGCGTCAGCACCGGAGCGCCAGTGCCCGAGTCGTTCAGGCTGAACGCGTAGATCGCTGAGTTCAGCCCGTTGGCACCCGCCGCGAGGATCGCGGTCGGCGCATCCGACCAAGCCGTCCAGCGCCACCCCGAGGACGGGTGCGTGTAGAGCACGGTGGGCAGCGCCGGCCCCGGCCCGGCCAGCTCGTAAACCTTGTTGTCGATCCCGGCCATGAGCCGCTGCTTGACCCACCCCAGGGTTACGTCACTAGACGAAACGAAATCCCATATCGCAGCGCCGGCCGCGCTGTTATCAATCGGCCCCTTAAACACATGCCCGTCGCTCGTGGCAACGTAGTAGTGCGAGCCGTCGATGACCATGCTCTTGATCGAGCCGGCCATTCCGGTGACCGTGTAGGTGATCGTGTCGTTCGCAACCTTGCGACGCGCCTTCACTGTATTGGCGTAGCCGTACACAAGGTACGACTCCGAGCCCACCGTCGTTGCGTACGCCCACGTCTTTCCACTGGTGGCTGCCATGAGGGTTGTGTCAGGCAGGGGCTTAATCTCCCCCGCCGTCCACACGTCCATGCCCCGCGAGTCCTCGTAGCGAATGCGGTTCGTGCCCTCGTCCTGCGTGGTGTCCAGATACTTGATGCCAGCCCCGCCGTGAAAGCTCATTTGCGAACGGAGCCACCAGTCGGAAAGGGACTGCTCCCCCGCTTCCGGCTGCTGGTCAACCTGCTGCTTCCGCCACTCCGCCGTCTCGCGGCGGTACGGCTGGTCCTTCGTGATGTGCAGGTTCAGCGCTAGCCCGCCCACGAACACGTCGAACTCGGGATCGAGCTTGCCCGAAGCGCCGACTTCACCGCCGCCGAGCGGGATCGGGAGGTCACCGCCAACGGGATCAGAAAGTGGAACGGTGACCATCCCTCACTCCTTAAATGCCTAGAGCCTTAAGTGTCTTCCGGCCGACAATGCCGTCAACCTCAAGCTTGCTGCGCTTCTGGAACTCGCGGATCACCGCGCCCGTGCGCTCACCGAAGATGCCGTCAACGTTCAGCTTGGAATACAGCGGGAACCGGGTATTGAGGATTCGCTGCAAGTCGGACACATCCTCGCCCTGGTTGCCGATGGACAACATGCGGGAACCGAGCGGCACCCGCTGCCACGTGAAATCAGGGTCCGGCGTCTTGGGCGGCTTAGGCAGACCGGCCTTGATCTTGGCCGCAGTCTCGGCTAGCTGCTCAAGGGTCACACCCTCCGCTATCTCAAAGTGCATTTCGTCCGGGGTGCCGTTGCCCCAGGCGTCGCCACCCCAATACACGAGGGCATCAACCTCAGCGAGAATGTTGCGAATCTCCGCGACCTGCGCGGCAGTGAACGTGCCCCGCTTACCATTGGGATGCCTGGTCGCATTCCAGTCGAATGCGGTGGCCGAACTGTGGCAGGAAAGTAGCGCCGCACTGTTCTTCGACGGGCGGTACGAATAGCCCCACTCGTCGCCCTGCGGATACAGGTCGCCGTCCTCAACGCGGGCGTCGAGCTGACCGGCCACATAGAACAGGACGGTGGCAACGTCGCCGGCGCGCACACCCGGTGCGAGCTTCGCGCCACTACCGGGAACGTAAGAGTTATCGAGCCCGCCGAAGTCGGCGGGATTCGGGCTGGCCTTAAAGCCGTTGTATGATGCAGTCATAATTCCTCTTAGTTGACCGGGAAGGAGCCGGCGGCGACAATGCCACTAGCGCCGGTTGACGCAACGGTCGCCAGCACGCCGCCAGTCGCCAGCGTCAATTCGGTGGACACCCCGGAATAGGACGAGGGGAAGGCGAGCTGCGCCGTGGGGCGCGCACCAACGGGGAACGTGACCACGTTCACCGCCGCACCAATCGTGCCGCCGTACGCCAGGTACACCGACCAGTAACAGATGCCGCCCTTCACCCGATAGCGGGCGTGACCGGATGCGCCCACCGAGAATCCGGCAGCCGGCGTCAGCGAAAGCCAACCGCCGTCCGTTTCCAGCGTGGTCACCCGAGTACCAATGGCGTCCACGTAATCCTTGCGGGTCGCATGATTGACCGCCGTGGGCGCGTCCGTCAGGACAACAGTGTCAATGGCCGTGTTGCCGCTCGCATCGCGCTTGACCAGCGTCGAGTTAGACGCACCGGACGTAGCCGCCGTCAGCGTGGCCTCAGCGGCGATAAGGCGGGTGTCGATTGCATCCACGTAAGACTTACGCGTCGGAGAGCTGGCAGCCGACTGCACCGGAATGGTGACCGCACCCGTAAACGTCGAAGTACCAGTGACAGCCAGGTTGCCGTCAAGCTGAGTGTTGCCGTCCACCTCCGCAGTACCCGTGGAATGCACACCGAGGAAGGTGGCCGCACCCGTCGAGGCGATGACCGCAACATCGTCGCCGGCCGGGTCCATGCCCCGAAACAGGTTGCGAGCCTGTGCGCCGTCAGGCACCCACGCCACAATGGCGTCGCCGGCAGTCACATCGGCTTCCACCACGGGCGACACCAGAGTCTTATCGAGAAGGGTCTGTGGGGCCTCGTCGCCCACCAGCCCACCGACAATGCCGTGCACGTTCGCCGTCGCATTCACATGCGCGTTGGCCTCCGAGAAGTCCAACGCAACAGCGGTGTGCTCAACGGTGCCGCCAGCCAAGTGCGTAGTCGCCGCAGTGCCGTTGTATCCACGGGTGACCGTCAGGTTGCCGCTGTTGACAGCGGTGACAAGGACAATCTCTTCCGTCGCCGTGCCGCGCTCAATGGTTGCAGTGAACGGGACAGCCGGGTAATTGGCGAACCCGGACACCCCGACAATGGTGGCACTAGGGGAGGCCGGCGCGGTCAACGCGCCCGCCGTCGTCGTGTTACTAAAGTTTCGTGTGGTCATTAGATAGTCCGCATCACTCGTAGCGGGTACTCCTGGCGGAGCCGCTGTGCCTCAGCCTTAAGGCGGGCCTCGTACATCTGCATGTAGAAACGGGCGGTAGCCGGCCCCGAGCCAGAAGGCAGGAGAACGGCGCGCTCGCTGGCCTCAACCGAAGTGAGCTGCTGACGGGCCAGGTCGTTAGTGGTGACCAGCCGGGGAATAGAGCCGAGCGACACAATGTCGATGCACGACTCGGGCAGGCCGCAGGCCGTGAACGCCTGCGCTTCACTGGTAAAGGCGGTCGGATTAGCGGCCACCGTGTACCGCACCTCGCACGAATAGGCGTCGATGCCGCGATCCCCGATGTGCAGAGTGGGCAGCCCGGAGTCCCGCTTGATGTGCGCCGACCGGATCGGCGTCCAGTCGTATTGCGACGAGGAGAACGGCCGGTACTCGGCCGCGATCAGGTTGCGGGTCGTGGTCGGCAGCGCGTACTCCCACACCAGAGGCGTCGTCGTGAACGTTCCCCGCTGCACTGCAAAGAGTGGCGGGCACAAACCGGCCACCACCTGATTGATGACCTGCGCGATACGGTTACGCGGGTACCTGGGATTAACAGTGACCCTAGAGCCGGAGGCGTGCACGGCCGGCGTCGTGCCCTGCTGCCCGCGACCCCACGCCGGGACCGTGGCAATACCGGTGTCCGCGTCGAACGACTGCACATGGATCAGTTCGCCGTCCAGCTCAAGCAAGCCCTGCGGCTGCGCCTGCTCCGGCAACGTCAACTTGATTTCCAGGGCGTTCGCCTGCACCAGACCATCGGTCGTCGCATACATGGGCTGATCCACATAGAAGCCCTGCAACTGGTTGCCGATGTAATCAATCAGCGACCCCAGTGTTTCAGCCACGGAACGCCGTCCCGTCCTCCTGCGAAATGCGGACCGCCCGATCAATAGACGGACGGTCAATACCGGACGGCTGAATGCCCTGCGCCTTCGCGTCCGCATACGCCTGTAGGTCGCCGTCCCACTTCTTCGCCGTGCCCGTGCCACCGGGATCAATGATGTGCAGGGCCTTACCCCGCACGCACTCACCCCAAGTGGAATGATCACGCGTCAGGCAGCCGCTAGTACAATTCATTTCGGGAACTCCAAAGATAATCAAGGCATGACTAAGCGGCCTCTCAGGGCGAGAGGGTCAGGCAGTGTGCGAGAAGTCGTCCCAGGCCCCGCCAGCGTCGGCGACGCGCAGGCCGTGCTTGGTGGCGGTGGTGTTGATCGCCTGTGTGCCGGTGTAGACCTGCGTTCCGTTGACCTTGACGGTGACGGTGGACCCGGCCAGGACGACCTGCACGACGTCGCCGTTGGCGGCAGCGGCGAGCCCGCCCGCCAGGACCGCGTAGCCGCTGTTCTGGCGGATCAGGGTCCAGGTGCCGCCGTTGACCCACAGCATGATGAAGTTGGTCGCGCTGACCGCGCGGAACACCAGGCCGCCGTCGCCGCCGAGGTAGGTGGCGCTGAGGGTGCCGTCCGCGTGCCCGTCGTCAATCAACAGCAGGCCCTCCCCGCCAGCGGTCGCCCCGGCGAGGTGGCTACCCGATGTTGCCCAGGTGACCGTGCCGCTCATGGCGGTCGGGGTCCACGCGAAGCCACCAGTCGGCGTGGAGCCCACGGGACCGTCTACGCGGTTAAAGTTGTCGGCCGCATAGGCGGTCGGTGCAGTGATGCCGAGGTTCAGCCCCTCGCGGTATGGCGCAGCAGCGAGCGCCTTGAGGCAGGATGCGGCGATGTGCGCCTGCCCCCGGTCGTTGGGGTGCTGCCCGTCCGGGCAGGTCATGGTGGCCGCGTTCCAGCCGTCCGCGATCGGGTCAGCGACGACGATCGGCGCACCGGGGTATTCCGCGATCACATCCATCAGGTAGCCGTTAAACGCGGCCACGGTGGCGTCGTTGTAGGTGCCGCCGCCGTAGCGGGCATACCCGACCGACGTGCAAGTGGTGTCCTTGATGATTAGCACGGTCGGCGGGAACTCGACCCCACTGAACAGGTGGTTGAGGAAGGCGCGAACCTGCGTCTTAAAAGCCGCCTGCGTCTGGCCGTTGCCGGCGCTGTTCTGATTGCCGAGCAGGCTCACCAGTCCGTAGGTGCCAGGCGTCCACGAGCCGTTTAGGTCGGTAACGATCGCGTCCATCGACGCACCGGAGATGGTGCGGTTGGCGTACAGCGCCGAGTCGGCGTGCAGCAGGTCGCGCAGCCGGGCGGGGTAGAGGCTGCCCGCCCAGGCGTTCGCCGGGGCCTGTACCTGGCCGAAGGAGTGCCCGTAGGCGTAGTAGCGGACGCCATGAAACTGGGGCGCGAACGGCACAAAGGCCGCCTTCAGTGCGGCGTCGGACAGCCGGCCGGCAATCTCGTCGGCCGCGTTACCAATACCTGTCTCCATATGAGCCAGGCGGGCAGCCGACAGGGGAGTGCCCCCCGACTCCCCATCAACCCATGACTGCCTGTCGTAACTCACGCATACTCCAAAGAAGGCTCATAGCCGGCAGCCGTCAGATCAGCGGCAGTCTGCTCATCGATAGTGCAATCAGTTCCGCCCCGCAAAAGCAGGTCGGCCGTAGATTCCTGCTCCCACGTCGGGAACTCGGCCTCCACCCATTCGCCGGCGATGCGCATAACTGTGATGCCGTACTGCAATGCGCCGCGCAGCGCACCCGAAATGATGTGCTCACGAACAACGAACGGCGGGGCGAACTTGTAGACGATGTGATAAATGGATCCGAGAAAGAGGTTGTCGCCGGGCCACAAAAGATTCGACGGGAACAACGCTTGCCGTGGATAGTCGCGGCTCGGATAAACGTCGGTGGCGGGCGCATAGAAGCCCGCAGGGAAAAGTGCCATACGGCGCTCCTATATGCGCAGACGAGAAAGTTATTCGGGCCAACCCGAAGCGGCCCCCTTAGGGCTTTAGCGCGGCTCTAGGGCTGCCAACGAAAGTCGGGCGAGCATCGCGTGCCCCCGGGCGGTGGGGTGCACGGTGTCGATCAGGAAGCTGTACGGGTCGCTGGTGAGATCGGGGATGCGTGCACTCATGTCGTAGAGCGCGGTGTACGACGTCGCGTCCGCGATCTCGCGGAGGGCCCCCGTGTAGTTGGCCCACGGCTCGATGAGTGTCCCGAGCGGTTTGTACGGCGGCATCAGCAGGATCGGCACCGTGGCAATCTTCGCCCGGATGCTGCCGACCACGGACAGGGCGTTGGCCTTGTAGGTGGCGGAGGAGTAGCCGCCACTGCTGGTGCGGGCGTCATTCGTGCCGCATCCCAGGACCACAAGCGACGGGTTGATCAGCGGCAGGTAGCCGTACCAGTCCGTGTTGGTGATGAAGTCGGAGAACTTCGCCCCGGAGCGGGAGGCGTCCCACAGGCTGACGCCCGCCGTCTCGTCCCCGTTATAGAAGAACCCCCCGGTAAACACAGGCCCACCAGCCGACGCCGTAACGACGACGGTGTGACTACCGGCGGTAAGCGCCGGAGAGGTCCACGACTGCTGAACGGCACCGCTCGTGGCCATAGTCCATGTCGCCGGAGCGCCGCCGTCAATGGTGATGGTCATGGCGTCGGCAGCCTGCCGCGTGGCGTACAGCTTAAACGACGTACAGGTCTTGGTAATGGTGGCCGAACCGTTGCCGGTGCCGTTGATGCGGAGTTGGACGCCCCGCCAGCCGAGGCCGAAGCTGTTAGCCCCCCGGTCACCGCTGTAAATCCAACGGTCGGCCCACGCGGTCGTGCCGTCGTTGACTGCGAAGGAGGCAGGGTAGAAGCCGGCCCCCGCAGGTCCGGGGCCGTAGCGAGACTGGATCAGGGTCTGCGCCAGGGTAATCCAGCGAGACGAAGGATTCGGCGCACCCTGACCCTCCATGATGGAGTCGCCGACCATTAGCACCTCGCACCGCTGCGTCTGCGCAAGGGCGAGCTTGGAATGGAAGCCGTACAGCGGTGATAGTGCACCGGACATATACCGACCATCGGCGGCCGACTGACTCAAGTACCGGGCGTCACCCTGCTGCCTGTTCAGGGCCGGTGCGTCAAGAATGCCCATCAGGACACGACCAGCGCGGGGCGGGCGGTGACAGCACCAGAGGCATCCCGCGTGACGGCGGGCTGCGTGTACGTCTTGGTCACGGGACTCCCGTAGGTGATGGTGTAGGCGTCGATAGCGCCGGGGAAGGCCGTACTTACCGTGGTCGCGGTGTAGGTGCCGGGGGATCCGTCGGGCCAGACGACGGGGGCGCTGGTGGCCGCGCCGTTGGCGTCGCGGGTGATCGTGCCGACGATGAGCAGGTCGGGGTTTAACGCCAGTTGCTTAAACGGCACGAAGGTTGCGCTCAGTGCGGCGTCCGAAAGGCGCCCACCCAAGTCGGCGTGCGCGGCGTCAACGCCGTCCTCAATATGATTCAGCCGGGCAGCCGTCAACGGAGTGCCGCCGTTACGACCGTCCTGCCAGGTCTGCTTGTCGTACGTCACGGACGCTCCCTCACTGTAATGGCCTTCTACCGCCTAAAGCGCCCGCCCCCTCCCCGGAGTAGGGGGGAAGGGACGGGCGATTAGTCGGAGCTATTCAGTTAGGGTCAGACGAACGAGGTGCTGGTACGGATCTTGAGCAGCGCCTCGGGGCGGAACAGCGAAGCGCCCCACATGGTCTTCCAACCGATCGTGTTAAAGCGCCGCAGGGGATCGACCTGGGGGCCGATGACGACGGTCGGGGAAATCAGCTCAACCTCAGCAACAGCCTGGTCCGCGAAGACATAGGCGTTGTAGACGTTGATGCCACCGGCACCGACACCAGTGTTAATGGTCGCACGAGTAGACTGCACAAAGCGCAGACCCATATACGACCCAACCTCACCAGAATAGATGTTCTTGGTGTCCTGATAAACATGCGGCGTGCTCCAAACATTGGCCCCTGCCTCACTCTTCAGATCGAAGAGCTGATCGGGATGAGCCACAACCACATACTCAGACCCGCCGCCGAGCGGCTGGTTCAGAGTGCGGTCCATGCGGGTCCGAGCCTTACGGGCCTCGGCCGCGTTAAACACGTCAGCCGCAGTGATAGCCACATCGGTTGCACGGCCAGCCGAACGCTGAATGTTGGTGCTCGCGTCAACAACGTTGAGCGCCAGCTTGTCCAGCGTGTCACCCTGCTGACGGGCAAGTAGCGCAACCAGTTCCTTGTTCGGCTGCGTAAACGCGATCTTCTCAAGCTTGATCGTGTCCACGGCGTAAGCGCCGTACTCAGCCACAGTGACAGACACGCGCTCAGGCGTCGGCGCGGCAAGCGCAGACGGAGAGGTCGTCTCAGCCAGGGGAGTGGTAGAGGCAGCGAAGTTGTTGTGCAGGGTGAAGACGAACGTGTTGCTCTCGTTCGTCGGGCTGACAACCTTCTTGTTAAAGAACTGGTTAAAGAGCGGCTGCTCCCAACGCTTAAACTCAACAGCCTTGTCGTAGGCGTTGGTAATCAGCAGGGACCAGGCGGTACTGTCGTGGAAGTTAACCGGGTCAACAGTCATCTGTGCCATGTTGGATCAACCCTCCTTTCTATTTCGTGTATTACAGGAAATGGGGAAATACCGGGAGTAAGCCTGAGGCTTACTTCATCCCGGCCTTTGCATAGGCCGCAGCCAGTTCCGTGTCGTTCTTCGCGTTCTGGATTTCGGCCACGAGCGCACTCACGTCAAACGACGCGTTGCCAGCCGGCGCATTCGCGGACGCGTTAGTGATCTGTCGCGCCGCCGCCTGCGTTTCCGTGTCCGCAACCGACTCCTGCCGGTTGATCCCGAACAGGTCACCGAACTCAGTCAGCCACGCATCAACCGCCTCAGGGGTGGTGTCGGCGTCCGCCGGATAAAGCTTGGTCACCTTGGGGTTGTCGAGCCCCTTCTCCCTCAACACGTCTGCGAGGGAAGCGGCACGCTCCTTCTTGGAGTAACCCGAGAGAACGTCGTCCTTTTCCTTGATGGTCTTGGCAGCATCCTTGAGAGCCTTACGCAGACTCTTGATCAGGTCACTGTCGTTGGGGTCATCATTAAAAAGGTCATTGTCGAAACTGGACATTGGTAATACACCCTTATCTTCTTTGTAAGCGCGGGCCTAATTCACGGCAGGGGTACCGTGTCTCGCTCCCACTTCCCGGTCTAATACGCGTCACAGGGCCGGTCGATCTGTGTACGGAGTGAACGGCGGAGGTATCGAGCCTCCGCCGCCCTTACTGCTAGTTGGTGCCGGGATCTTCTTGCGCCGACTGTTGCCGGTACTGCTCAGTTGTCTGCGCGTCATTCATCGGACGCCGCTGCGAAGACGGCAGCCGGTGCACCGGAGCCCGCTTAATGTCGGCGTCGCGCGGGTCCATCTGGAACGGCTTAGTGCCCGGCTTAGGGGTCACATCAATAGGGAGGCCCCTGCCGTGCATCACACTGGTTGTCGCGTCGTACGCTCCAGCGGTGGCCTTAGTGACCTTGTGGAAGAGGAACACCGCGCCGATGATCGCGTCCGCGATACCGTCAGTAATGTCGTCGGCCATTAGAAACTCCCCGCCTTCGTGCGCTGTAGCGCCGCGTCGCCGGCAGACGCCTTGCCCTGGAACAGCGCCGACTCACTCTGATAAAGGGAGGAACGCTTGTTGGCGGCAGCGGCGTTACCAAGTAGCTCCTCGCGCTCACGCTCAGCCTGAGTCAATTCAGTGCCGAAGCGTTGCGCGATCCTGTCGTCAGCCGGCTTGGTAGCCGCGATCCGACCGAACGCCTGGTTGGCCTGCGCCTCAGTAACCCCAAGGTCGCTGTACTGCTCAAGCCGGCCCTTGTCCGCCGTCAATCCCTGACGGGCGGCATCCCCGCCGAAGCGGGCAGCATTAGCCATGCGCTGCACAATGGGAAGCGCCTTGTCCGGGTCCAGAATGGAAGCGATAGCCGCCCCATCGGACAGTCCATAGAAGCTGCGCCACGTGTCACGAGTCGCCTCGTCGTTGCTGAGCCACACCTGCTGCGCAATCTGCGCACGGTTATTCAGCTCGTCCGGGGCAACGTCGTTGCCGATGAACTGGTGGAAATCCGAACGGTCGTCATAGAAAGAAGTGGGCAGGCCATACGAGCGGAGCACCTGCTGATAAGCTTGTTCGGTGGCAATGTACTCAGCCGGTGCCAGGACCGGCAGCCCCTTCTGACGGCGAACCTCGTTAGCGGCGAAACGATCCTTGTACGCCTGCGTCTGCTGTAGCTGAATAGTGATAGCCGGCGCGTCGAGCCCATCCTTGATCAGCTTGTCTAGGTCAGTAGACAACTCATCGAGGCCCCACTGCCGAAGCTGGTCGGCAAGGATTTGCCGTGCGGAGGAACTAACCGGGGAAGTCACAGGAAGCCCCAATCCTTACCGACCTGCTGTAGCACGGAGTACGTTTCATTCTTCGCCTGCTTCGTTTCCTGCCAGCGAGCATCGTCCTTAAGCTGGCGCTCAAAGTCCCACATGGCGAGAGGCTTACCGTCCGTGCCCTGCAATGCCCGCTTGATAGCCGGGTCACTGAGCTTCACCGAAGTAGCCGACAGTTCCAGCGTGTTCGCCATTGTCTGCATGTACGGGTCCGCGATCTGCTGCATGTTCAGCCCGGAGTCGAGCTGCTGCGCGAACGGCGGATACGCCGCCTTCGCATAGTTACGGGCCTCGTTGTCCACACCGCCCAGCGTGTTACGCCCAGCGAGAACAGCCGTCGTGTACGTGCCGACCGTGGCGTCCGAAATGGTGAGGCCGTAGTCCGCCCAGGTCTGCCGAATGTGTGACTCAATCTCGCCGGCACTGCCAGTCCAACCACCGGAGGCGGTAGTGGCTGCCCTGTACTTATCGGCCAGCCACCCTTGCAGAACGTTGTCGGACCAGCCGTTCTCAAGTGCGAGGGTCGCCACCTCCCACGCATTGACCCCGGAGAGGCCCATGCGGTTCGCGGCAAGATAGACCTCGTTCTGCTTTTGCAGAAGGGTGTTGTTGTACGTGGCCGGGTCGGTGGCCTTCTGTACCGCGATCTGCCGCTGCTGCTCAGTGCGCGACTGGAACCATTGGGTGCTGCGAATCTCCCGGTCGAACCGGGCCGAATCCCATTCCTCAGCGACGGCCTGATTGAGCTTTGCCTGAATCTCGGGGTTCGTCTTAGCCAGCTCAGACACATAGCCGTACTGCGTCATAGCGGTAGCCAGGTCTAGTGCCACGGGTTAACTCCCCCCTGAAAGGTGAACGGGTGATGCGACGCCGATAGCGGCAGCGGCAGCGCCGGTAGCGACCTGGCCCCTGTATGAGACGACCGGCTGCCCCGAAGGCGTGGCCTGCTTGCCGAACGCGGAATCGTTGAGAATGCGGCGGTAGGTGGGATTACCCCACACGCGGCTGATCTTCGTAACGTCCCCGGACTGCGGGGACTGAATGACCATGCCGTTGCCCAGGTAGATACCGACGTGATCGACGGGGCCCTTTTCGTCCCAGTAGACAACATCGCCAGGGCGCGCATCGTGTGCGCTGACCTGCTGGCCCATCTTGCCGTACTCGCTGGCAACAAACCGCCTCATCGGAATACCGGCCTGGTTAAAGGCCAGGTACAGGAGGCCCGAGCAATCGACGCCTCGTGACGTGGTGCCGCCCCAGATGTACGGCTTGCCCAGCATTGTTTTAGCTGCGGCGATGACGGCGGCAGCCGAGCCCTTGACCATCGGCCCGTGGGCGTCGGAACCTATTACAGTGTCGGCAGGAATCTCCGTGGTGCCGGCTTGCGCCGCCCGCTCCTTAGCGCGGGACCGCTGCACCGCGTTGTACGCGTCGTCCCAACCCTTGAGCAACGGATTGTCCACACCCGGGTCGTACAGCTCCGTCTCCGGTTCGTACGCCGACGCGCCCACACCATAAGGATTCGGGACGCCAACCACCGGCACGTCGTTCTCGATGTTGGAGGCGCGGAAATGGGACGGCAGAACGGCAGCCGAACCGACCGTGGTCTTTTGGCGCGGGGCGACAATCACCGTTTGCGGAAACCACTTCGCTGCGACGGCAGCGCCCGACCCCACGTTAGCCAAGGGTTCCTCCGATAGACGTAGCGCCGCTGAGGCCAACCATGTTCATCAGCACGCCGGCATAACCGCCGAGCTGCTGAGCGGCACGCTCAGTTCCCAACGGGCCTTCCTTGATAGCGTCCTCACCTATTGCGTCAGGCTTGGGCGCGCTGTTCACCGTGCCGCCGTGCTGCTGCGCATTCCAACTCTGGTCGTTCCACGCCGACTCCACAGAACGGAACCGCCCCACAAGGGACGCCTCCTCGCTGTCGGTCAATGCCCGGCCCAACAGATTGCGCGACGTATCCCGCAGCGACTGCTTAAGCGTCTCGTCGTCCAACTGCTGATCGACACGCACCGGGGCCTTTGCCCCGCCACCCGGACCGCCCATAGCGGCGGCACCGTCAGCGATGTGCTGCAAGTTGTCGCCCAGCGAAACGACCCCGCCGCCGTTCTCCGGGTCGAGGTTCATCATCGCCGTGTCATACGCGGCCTCAACGAACGCCTGCCCGGCCGTGGACGTGTACGCGCCGAACCGCAGATCCTTCTCGGACAAGTAGCCGGCGTCGTACAACTTGACCAGCCAAGCGTTGTAGTCATCCCGATTCTTCACCGACATATTGCGGAACCACTCAAGGCCAGCCCCCACGGTCATGCGGAGGAGCTGACCCTGATCGTTGGTGCCCATCGTGAACGCGTCATCCGCCCACTCTTTCGGCATGTCGAGCGCGTCATAAAGAACCTGGCCGGTCTTGCTGGCCTCCTGCGTAATGACGGGCGCACGGGTAGCCGCACCCGCAGCACCGCCCACCACATTGGGCAGGCCAGGCTTGTTCTTAGGCACGGGTCCGCTAGACGAGCCCGGAGTGGTTGGCGGCTTCCCGCTAGTCGAATCATTGAGGAAGCCACCGAACCAACTACCGGGACTCGTCATCGCTTAGTTCTCCTGTTCGACCATCGACCGGAAGACGCCGTTATAAACGTCCTCAATCGAGGGATACTTATGGATCAGTTCCTTCATGGTGTCGTGATAGGCCACCCGGAGGTTTGCCTTTTCCGCCGTAGTCGCATCCGTCCGCGACGTACCAAGGTCCGCGACGCGGGCGTTGTATTCGCGGTACACCTGCAACATATCGGTCACGCCGGCGAGCTGATTGAGCACATCGGCCGGCGCATTCGGGTCAGCGGCAAGTTCCTCTAGGCGTTCGATTGCATCCATGCGCGCACGCTTACGCGCCGCACCCTGGTCGAAGTAGTCATCCAGCGTCGGATAACGCACCTTGAGATTGGCGGCTGTTTCCTTCCACGCCGCCTGCAACTGCTTGACCTTATCCGAGTCGCCGGTCACCCGAGCCTGCGCAATGGCCGCGTCGCTCTGGTCCTTCTTCTTGTACCAGACGTTCACACCATTAGCGTTCACGAGGTCAATGAACATCGAATCGAGGTCGCGGTACTCCCGCACCCCAAGCTCAGTCATCGTCCGCCACGCAATACCGCTGAACTCGCCCGGAGTTTCCGGCAGGAAGTACGGGGCGATAGCCTTGTACTTGCCGGTGAAAAACTCCTTGTTGTCCACGATGTACTGCGCGGAACTCATGGTGGCCGGCGTACGGGCAGACGGCGCACTCTCGGTGCGCCGCGCATCCGTGAACACCGACGCCTCGGGATGAAGCTCCGCCCACAGCGTGTAGGCGGGGCCGACACCCATACGGCGCACCATTGCATCGAACTCAGACTTGAGGGTCTGAATGCCCGCATTCTGGTAGGAGGGGTCAGGCTGAACGGCGTCGTCCTCACCGATCTGTGGCATGCCGGGCGCACCCGGGGCGAACAGCGCCATGAAAGCGCGGATGCCCAGCACGTTGCGTGACTGCTGCTGTAGATCGGCAATGGCCCGCGCCCGGTCATCCTTGGTGTCGCCGTACTTCTCCAAGCTGCCATTCAGCGCCATGTGCACCATCGCCGTAGCGGTGGCACCGCCCACCATCGAGCCCGTGTTATCCCAATCGCCAGACGCGATCTGCGCAACCCGCGAGATCGGGGAGGGAAGCAACGTCTCCCACCACTTACGGCCAGCACCCAACTGCCCGTTGATCCGCTCGTCCACTACCTGATCCAGAAGTTCCCCGCCCGGAGCGAGCGTGGAAATTACCTTCCAGGGGATCGACACCAGCGGGGTAGACGAGTAGCCCCACGGGTTATTCAGTGACGGGTTGATGAACGTGAGCCGGGTCGTCAGGTCAGGCACCGAAGGGATCATCACCGGATCGGTAATGCCCAGGAATGCACCAACATGCAGTAGCGCCTCGGTGACCGCACCCGAACCGGGATAGGTCAGGATCAGGTTGCCGTCCCCGTCGCGGTCAAGAATGCCCGCGTCCTCAGCGCCCATGATTGCCAGGTGCGCCTTCTGGATCAGCACCGGATCGGCCTTGACGGCCCGACCGTAACGACGCACCCAATCCTCTTGGGCACGGAAGAACGACCACCAGTTGCGATTCATTGCAGAGAACTGCGATGCAACCTTGGGGTTGTCCACCAGCTTGATAAGCTCGTTGAGCGCAGCCTTCTCGGCGTTCTTAAACGCCATTTCGTTAGCGGCAGCCGGTTCCCACCCGTGCTTCTCGATAAGCTCCTTTGCCATGAGGTCCGTCTGCTTGGACGCCTTGACGAAGAACTGCGTGAACAGGGGAGTGCGAATCAGTGCCCGCTGCGGGCGGGTGACCACAAAGTCGTAGCCCTTCCGCAGAGCCACGGTAGCGCCGTCGAAGACACCATTGATCGGCCCCTCAGTGAGCGGACCGTACTGCGCCTTGATTGCGTGCGGGGGCAGCTTGTCACTGCCGAGCCGGCGAAGGTCGTTCGCGTCGGGCAGCTCACCGCGCAACAGCATGGCCGCAAGTTCGGGATCAATCTCCCCGTTCTTGCCGGTCACCGCCGCCGCAACGTCCGACACGTACCGCTCAGCCATACGTGCCCGCGCAGCCCGCAGAGCTTCCGTCTCGTGAGGCAGTAGCTTATTGCCGGCCTCATCAATGTTGTAAAGCTCAAGCTCCTGCTGCAACCGTGCGTAACGCGGGTCATCAACAATGTGCTTGGTGAGGGCAGCGCCAGACGGAACCTGCGGCTTGGACGCCGCCTTATACGCCTTCTTGTACGCCTTCACAACATCAGTGTTGTGCGCAATCATCTCAGGCAGGGCGATGTAGGAGAACATGCCGGATTCGGCGGCGTCATCGACGATGACCTTGCCGTATCCGTTGGCGCGCATCCAGTCAGTCAGCTCACGAGACTGCTCGTGGTTGTAGACATTGGAACCGCTGTTGTCCCTCCAAGGCTTCCAGCCGCCAGTCTTGCCCTCAAGGG